CCTACCACCTGTAGATTCAGCAGAGTGTAACCTAGACATTAACCATTTGTAAGAACGTTTATTTGCCCACAACATACAATCAACATGATTCTCTTCTTCGTGTTCTGGTACTGCACAATCTATAGCATGTGCTGTTTCTACTATGCTTGTAAAGTTATCTGAGCTAAGTAAGTGGTTATATAAATCATCAGGGTGCTGCCTAGAACCAATAACAACTACAGCTGTATGTTCCTCTTTACGACTTGATAATGTTGTAGTCCACCATTGTCTAGTACTTTCTCTTGCACCAGGTTGTTGTGTAGTCTGATGGTCCTCAATGTCATCAGCAATAATTATGTCACAGTCACGTGATAGAATCTTTCCACCTTTACCTACAGCTACCATTGTCGGTGACTTAATACCTGCAACTGTACGTGTACCTACAGTAAATTGATTCTGTGACCAGTTTTTACCTGACCTGTTATCTGGTTTAAAAGATGCACCAGGCGGACAAAAGTCCTCGCGTAGTTCTTCATTAGTATCTAGTACGTCTAATACTGCAGACAATGCGTTTTTAGCTATATCTTCGTTACCACCTACCCACATAATACGTGTGTTAGGGTTCTTGCATATCTGATACACAGCAAAGTGTATTAACAGTTCTGTCTTTCCATGTCTAGGGGGGCTTAATATTAAGAGTTCTTTACCGTTTTCTATACTATCTATAATGTTATTTATCCAGTTAGTATGAAAAGGCGCGGTGTCGTATCTTTTACCTAGTTCGGTTCGGAAGTATCGTTGTCGGAAGTTAGAAAAATTTTCTAATGCTTGGGTTGCTTCGGCTGATAACTCCCAATCTTCTGCTGCTACAGCATTTCTAGTATCTATCTTGTAGGCAGCGAGCATGCGACTAACGGTAGCTGAAGTGCAACCAAGGAGGGAAGCCGCGTTGGCTACCGTCATGTCGCCTGTTGCAACCTGGTCAGCTATTCCCTCACTTACAAAAGCTCGGTAATGCTGTCCTCGTCTAACGGAAGCGTAATCACCCTCGTCAGACTTACGTTCTATATTAATCGGTTTTGGTTCAGCTTTCTTGTTATGTCTAGAATCTCTGGCAAACTGTCTTTTTTGGCATCTAGGGGAACAGAATTTTCTCTTTTTACCTGTTAATTTCTTCCTACAACCCTCTGCTATACAGATTACATTGTGTGATGATTCGACCATAAAAAACTATCTTCCTGTAGATGTTTGCGTAGTGCTAATTATATGTTATCATCATGTTAATTACAAACATCAAACACAAGTAATTTGTTACAGGTGAAGGTGCAATCGGGATGCGGAAAGCTGCTGACTGGCAAGACAGTACACTAGAAAGACAAAGGCAGTACCCAAGGACTTACAAAACTGTTTGATTAGCTTCAACATACACTAATGCCCGCTAGCGTCCAAAAGCCTTTACTGACTGGGTTTCTACTGTAAATATTACCAGCATATTTTTCTAGACATACGTATATATAGAAGAACCTCTAGATTGACATATGTAGGTCAATGACTATACAGATACAGTTATTAATACCTAGTAGATACATGATTATCTGTACAGAGGTAAGTATGCTGTATCTGTATAGACATATATGTCCTACATATGACAGTATATAAATTTAAATAGACAGGTATGGTAGTTAAATGCTATGCCTTGATACTGTATGTATGTCATAGATATATAAAGAAACCATTTAATCTTCCCAATTGATATCAAGGGATAGTATGTCTACCATAGCTGTATCCCCCTCATGTATCCTACATGTCCCTTTTCCTAGCGGAAGGGACATTCCGTCTCTTCTGTTTATCTATAAATTAAGGAGAATATAATGGAATTAGATGAAGTAATGACTGCTGAAGTTGTAGAAGATACAGTGGATAGTAGTACAACAGAACAAGTAACCGATAGTAAGATGTTTACTTGTAATGCAGCAAATCATGAGGGGGATAGACAAGTGAAACTTGGCTTTAACTTTCGTGAGGAACGTTCCAAGAAAGTTGGTGACAGTTATGAAAACTATTCATTCTGGTATCGTAATATCTGTAAACCTTGTGGACAAAATCTACTACTAGAGGCACAGAAAGCCTAATTTATATACAGTATGTCTGGTACTCAATGTGCCAGACTACTGTTTTTTTTTATAATTGTAACTATATAACCAATTAATGACGAAAGGAATACTATGAATGGAATAATCTGTGGTTATTGTGACCAAGAGGCCGTATCTCTAAAAGATAGGTACTGGTACATAGCCAAGAAAAAATACCCGTTATATGTACACAATAGTTGTGGTGTTAAACTTGTTTCTCATGGCGAGAACGTATGGACATACCACAGATTAGGTAAAGATAAGACTGCGCATGCAGAATATCTTGAAAGCTTAATAGAAGATGTACATTACGAACAAACTAAATTAAGTATATAACTATACTTAACATAACTATGAAAGGAAAACTATGGATAATATAGTCGAAATTAAGAAAGCAGCAGATACTATCAAAACGATATTTAATGCTGCACAAACTAATAGCCTAAACCAAATGCTAATTGATGCAATAACTGCATATCATGAAGGTTTGGTTGACGAAAAGATAAATGCTGATTTAAATGCACTCAATCTAGTTAGAAGTGAGTATATATTTGATGACGCACCCTTTTAATTAAAATATACGCGTCTGTGTCTGTCTTTCATGGCAGACACATTCGCTATAAGAAAACTATATATACAATTAATAACGACAAAACTATGAAAGGAATATTATGGAAGAAGCTATAGATAAATTACATCTATTCAATAAAAAACAATTGCGTATGATACTTTTATTTATATTACGCGATTTAATTAACTGGAAAAATCATTCCAATCTAATTGAAAGTAAAAGAGTACATACTGAAGTTATTTTGCATGCTTTATTGCACAAAATTAACACAGAAACTATAAACGAGGAGGAATAATGCCTAACTGGGTATCAAATGAATTACTAATTACAGGAGATAAGAATAATATAGATAAGTTATATGATGATATAACTGTTAACGAAGGTGAATTTAGTTTAGCTAATACTATGCCTACACCACCAGAACTAACAGAAATACACAGTGGTTCTATTACTATTGATGACGTTCAATATACTGCATGGTATGAAGACGAAGATGGTACTAGACGACCAGTATTAGATATGACACTTGATGATTTAAATGCAAAATACAATTGCAATAACTCTATTGATTGGCAGTATCTTAACTGGGGTACTAAATGGGGTGACTTAGAAACTAGAATAATAGATAAAGATGATAAAAGTATTATTCTTACATTTCAAAGTGCATGGGGTGAACCATTCTTACTATTACAACACATAGCAGAGACATATAAACTAGAAATAGTTAATAAGTTTCTTGATGAGTTTGAGTATGATTTACCCGAACCACATCAAACAGATTATCCAATAGAAGATTTTGATATGATAAAACAACAACATAAGACATCATTTTCTAAATTAATAAACAATAGATAATGGGTGGTTGGTTATTATGCGAAGGTTGTGGTAGATATTCACATACACATAACGGTGGTGGATTAATTAACAATCAACACTATTGCGAACCATGCTATCCAGAATATGTAGAGGAGGAACTATGACATATAAATACGTAGACAGTAATACAAAAAGAAATGAAAACATACTATCAGTTGACTTTCACTTTAATGGTGATGTATCTATGGAAGACGCTATAGAACAAATAGACCTTATGGTAAGTCGAACTGATAATGACGGTGATGTAGAATTTAACACTCACGGTTATAGAATGTTTAGCATATCACACTTATCTAATCTAGTAGAGTAGATTGAGCTATTTACTGGTGCAAGTTTTCATAGTACTTGCCATTAGACCAAACCAGTAGGTAGCTTGTAGCACATTATAAGAACGTAAAGCCATAGAAATTGCGAGTTAGCGAGAGTGCTTAGTTGACGATACTAAGAAAAACACTGGGTCGCCTTATAGGTTGGAATCCTATCATTGTGGAAATAACTAATAGTGTGTTACAAGCTATCTATACGTACGTAGCTTGCAGTCCAGACACAACATACGAAAGTATTGTTTGTTTCATGCCCAAACTGGACTGTGAGGTACATATGTACCCGCATCTGTCGTGCATACGTGAACGACATCTGCGTTCTATAAAGAAAGGAATACTATGAAAGACAATATAACTGGTCTACGTGGACCAGAGATTGACCAAAAGTTGTATAACTATACAGCAGTGTTCAATCCAGACGACTGTCATAATGACAAAAGCGCACAAATAGTAGACGGTGAATCAGTACAAATGGTTTATCGTGTTGAAGTTTATGCTGATGATTTGTCACATGCTTTAGTTCGTGGTAAACAAATAACTAATTTACAACGTATGGAAGATATGACAGATTATATATTGACACATCCTGTGTATGGTAAACAAGATACCTTTACTAGGAATGAAATCGAACAAATACGTGAAGAAGCTATTGAGATAGGTTTATTCAGTAATTGGATAATGATAGAACCTACAAGCGTACAATGTAATCTTGTAGATGACGAAGAACTATTAAAGACTGCTACATTAGCTAATACGTTAGAACATATTGGTCATACAGGTGACTTAGCAGAAGATTATCTTAAGGAGTTAGACAATGATTCCTGATGATATGATACGTGCTATACCACCAGAACCACATAAAAATCGTAAAGGTAAGCAACCAAGTTTATTAACTGACGAAAAAGTTAAAGTGCTTTTAGCTAACCCTAACGAATGGTTCATTATCGGTAAAAAAGATAAATGGATTAGTGGTGTTAAAGCAAATATTGAGTCTATGACTCAAGCAAATATCTCACACTTAGCTGACAAAGGTAAGTTTGAGATACAACAAAGAAAAAATGAAAACGGTGTAATTGACATTTACTGTCGTTATACCCCTATAAATAAGGAGATACTATGAACAACAACGAATGTTGGGAACTAATAGAAAAAGTACTAGGTAGAAGTCGTAGAGTCCTACTCTTCGGCCCTCCAGGTACAGGTAAAACATATAGTGCTGTTAAACAAAACGCACCTTTAAATACAAATGGTGACGAGGTTGTTTATCAGATTACTATGACAGAAGATACAGCAGCTGCTAA